GTATTTAATTAATAATAAAAATAAACCTGAAATTAAATGTTTATTTACGGATGGCAATATTAATAACTTACAAGTTTCATTTTTAAGCCCAGAAGAAAGACAAACATTTAGAGCTGCTGTTCTTTATCGTGGCGAAAATCCAAACGGTTTTCCAGAAACAAAATCTCTTTTAATTGAAGAAAAAATTGCTGGTGGATCAACTGATCCAATTGAAACTTTTGATTTATCTGGTTTTTGTACTTCAAGACAACAAGCAGAGTATTTTGCTTTCTTTGCGATTAGGTCAAGACGTTTAATTGATCATGGTTTAACTTTTAAAACAGCTCCCCAATATATTCAACATCTTAGCCCTGGTGAATATTTTAGATTAGTTTCAGAAGTCAGTCATACCAGTAGATTTAGAAATGGTGCAAAGCTAGAAGATGGAACAATCGTAAGTAAAGATGATGTTGCTGGATCGGAAGATGTTTTGTATTGGGAACCTGGAACTGTAGGAGTTAAATCATCAACACTTTCTCAAGCTCCTAACGGTGTTTTATTTACTGTTAAAAATACAACAACAGAAAATAAGGTTTATAAATGTGAAAGTATTTCTTATGGTGAGGATGGATTAATTGAAGTGGCTGGTAGCTATGCTCCTACAGAAACCAATGGACAACTTTCCGTTATGCAATATTGGGGCTTAAATGGAGACATTACAAATTTCAATATTACTGACGATCAATGACGACAGCACAACCATTTCCTACCGTTAAGCCAACTTCCAGAAGTTATAACCCTGGAACATATCCAAGTACGACGTTTGAATCGTTGGATGGTACAAAAACACATTTACGTTTTGGTAATAAACGAGTTAATGCAACTTTGACTCTAGGGTTTTCAAATATTTCTGATGCTGATGCTGCTTTGATCTTAGCTAACTATGAAGATGTAAATTCTGATTGGGATTACGTTACTTTTGATCGTGGTTATGCTACTTCAGGTGTGACTGACACTAGCCTTTTGGCTTATTTGAAAGAGTCTGGATCAAGTCTTAAATGGAGATATTCTGGCCCTCCAAGTGTCACAAGTAGTTTTAAAGGAAAGAGTAATGTTAGTTGTAGTTTTGTTGCTTGCCTAGATTCACCGTAGAATAGACTCAATGTTTTAATTAAAAGGTCGTGGGTTTTTATTCAGGCAGAGATGGAGAACTGTATGTTGCTGATGTAAAAGCAGCAAAAGTTCAGTCATGGTCTTTCTCTAGCTCAATGGCGGTATTGGAAACAACCTCATTAGGCGATACAGATAGAACACTTGAATCAGGTGTTAGAAGCTATAGCGGAAGTGCAAGACTGTTTTATTATGTTGAAACTCCTGGCTCTGGTGCTAACTCAAACCTAAATGCCTTGTTAACTTCTGCAATTAAGACAGGTGATACAGCAGGTGATGGTGATAATGATCCATCAACTCAAGTTGTTTTAAAGCTGCGAATGACGACAGGCTCGACTGATGTTAGAGATATTCAATTCTCTGTTTTTATTACAGGTGTTTCAATGAATAGTGCGGTAGGAGAAGTTGCTTCTGCTGATATTAGTTGGGAAGCTAATGGTGCTCCTTATGGCAACACAACTCTGGTTGATTAATGGGTGTTTATTTTGGTCAATGGGGTGAAGTAGCCCTTAAAAGAGATACGCTTCAATCTGCTTTGCAGACGAAGTTAGATCCTTTTGACGTAAATACATCAACAAAAAGATTTAGTGTTGACCATAGTTCTGGTTCGTTAATAACTGGAGATGAGGTTGAAATAGAAACGGCTGATGGTTCAACTCTTGAATTAGTTAGTGGACATAGTTATCCAGATGGAAAATGGTTTATCAATGTTGATCCTGTAGGTGGTCTTCGTTTATATAGTTCTTTTGCTGCTGCAATAGAAGGTGGGCAATCAAATGCTTTAACTCTTGTTGCTCCTAGTTCTGCAAAAGATATTTTAATTCGTACCAGAAACGAAAGATTTAGGCACGTAGCAGGTGTTAGAGAATTTGAAATGACAACGAGTAGAGAGCAAGTTGATTTAACAAATCTTGGAGATGAATTTAGAAATCAATATGAAGCTGGCTTAATTAGTGGTCAAGGATCAATGACCTGTATCTGGGAGCATGATTATGACACAGGAGATAGGGCTAATGAATACGGAACAGATCCAGAATTTCCATTTTATTTAGCGCAATTGCTGGTTCGTACTCAGCAAGGATCAGATTTTGATGGATTATTTTATATTTACCGTGATCCTGATAATTCAAAGAAAAATGTCTTTTATGAAGCCAATTGCATTATTACTAATATCGCTGTAACGGTGTCTGTGACTGAGGTTATAGAGACAAGAATAGAATTTGTAACAAATGGAGTGATTGGTTTAAAGACAGGAGATACACCTGGATACTTGTTACAGGAGAACTCAGATAAGATATTACAAGAAAATCAAAGTCGCATATTGCTCGAACAGGTTTAAACTGCTGGTATTGGTTTTTAGTTAGTCGGCAATGGCAGATCTCCAGATTACGAGTTTACCCGCTTTAGCAGAAGCAGGTATTCAAGCAACAGACGTAGCGGCGGTTGCTGACGTTAGCGCAACAGAAACCAAAAAAGTAACAATTAAAGATTTAATTGCTGCTGGTGTTGCGTTAATTGATGATGCTGATATACCTGCTGCAAAAGTTGGAACATTAGGTACGAACCAAGTAGCAACTGCGGCAATACAAGCTAACGCTGTTACTGCTGCCAAGATTGCAAGTGGAACAATAACTGCAACAGAAATAGCAGATGCAACGATAACTGGAGCAAAGTTAGTTAACGATACTGTTACTGCAACACAGATAGCTGCTAATGCGATAACCGCTTCTGAGTTAGCTGATAATGCTGTAGATACTGCTGCTATCGCTGCAAATGCCGTAACAACTGCGAAGATCACAGATGCAAATGTTACTTATGCAAAATTAAGTCTTAGTGATGGAGATATTCCTGGGGCGAAAATTGCAACAGGTGGAATTACTGCAACACAATTAGCAGCAAACTCTGTAGCTGCCTCTGAACTTGCTGACGATGCAGTTGATACAGCAGCGATTGTTGACGGTGCTGTTACAGCAGTAAAGATTGCAACAAATACAATTACGGCTAATCAAATAGCTGCAAATGCTATTGGTGCTAGTGAATTAGCAGATAACGCTGTTGATACGGCTGCTATTGCTGATGGAGCTGTAACTGCAGCAAAGCTTTCTGGGACGTTAGCGGCTGCTTCAATTGCTGATGATGCGGTAACAACTGCCAAGATTCTTGATGATGCAGTAACAAGTGCGAAGCTTGCAGCAAACGCTGTTGATGCAGCAGCTTTAGCTGATAACGCTGTTGATTCTGGAGCGATAGCTAGTAGTGCTGTTGTAGAAGCAAAAATTGCGGCAAACGCTGTAACTGTTACTAAAATTGCTGATGGCACGATTACACCAGCAAAATTAAATACTTCTAATCTTGATCGTTCATTAAATGTAGCTAGTGGCAATCTTGGAATAAATAACGTAATTACGGCTGCTACTCGTTCAGGAATCTCATATAACGCTCAAGGATTAATCACAGGAACAGTTGCTCTTGCTGCTGGAGATTTACCTGTTGCTACTACATCTGCTGTCGGTGGTGTTTCAATTGCTAGTGCAGGTGGTTTAGCTGTTACAGGAGCAGGTGCATTATCTATTGCAGCAACAACAACAGGAGCCACGGCAACAAAAGTTACGTTTAATAATTTTGGACAAATAACAGGAACAGCTACTTTGGCTGCTGCTGATTTACCTCTCGCAACAGCTAGTGCTGTAGGTGGTGTTTCAATCGCTTCTGGTGGCCCTCTTTCTGTTGATGGGAATGGTGCTTTAACAGTTAGTAACTCAGGTGTTTCTGCTGGCACAGGAACAAAAGTTACTGTTGATGCAAAAGGAATTGTTACTGCTATCACTAATCTTGCAGACAGCGATCTTCCTAATCACAGTGCAGCTTTACTAACTTCAGGAAGTATTGCAGCAGCTAGGATTGGTAACGATACCATTGACGGCACAAAACTCAGCAACTCATCAACAGCATTATTTCAATCAATAGCACAGCAAGGTTATCCAACAGCACAATTTAATGGTCAAATTCTCTTTGATACTGTTTCTGAGGATGCGTTCATTTGGGATGGCAACGCTTGGCAAGCAATAACGACACTTACAAAAGGAAGTCTTGTTTTTGGTGGAACCTATAACGCTGGAACAAGTCAGATGGTTGCAACAACCTCGGCTGGTATTGCTGCTGGTTTATCTGTTGGGTCTAACTTGCCTACTCCTTCAGCGACTACAGACGGTGTTTATGTTGTAGTAGCAACTTCTGGAACTCCAGCTTCTCCAGCTCCATCAATTGCTTTTGCTCCTCCTGATTACATTTTAGGGGTGACAAATAGTGC